ATCAGTTGTTGTGTTGATGATTATTACTTCATTAGGCATTTTTGGATATCTTAGCAGTGCATATCAACAATCCAGTATTGAAACTCAATTAATTGAACAAAAAATTCAATTAATTGAAGAACAAAAAACAACAATTAGAGATAAAATTTCTACTTCAAAGAATAGAATTTCAAATGTTACTCAGCTACGTAACAGTCAAGAATCGCGGTTGTCACAAAGTATGACAAATACATTAATTGCTAGAAATCCTATTCAACTGCGACAAATTCAACAACAAACACAAGAACTTATAGAACAAAGTGAGAAGGATTTGGAAACTGAAACGGCAAAAATTCAAAAATCAAGTGACGAATTACAGCAGTTAGACAAACAAATTACAGAATTAAAATTAGAAAGCGGATCTAAAAAAGATGTTCAGACCTTTAAGTTTGTTGCTGATGAATTTGGTGTCAATATAAATAAAGTAGTAAAGTGGTTTATTGTAGCATTAATTTCTGTATTTGATCCATTGGCAGTATGCTTGTTATTGGCGTATAATACTGCAATTTCAAAGGAGTCTGTCGATAGTAAATCTATCGAAAAATTAGTTATTGATCCAAATAAACCAGATGAGGTATTGCCTGATAATACTGTGCCGAAGACGGAATCTGGTTCATCAAATATTATGCCGGAATCTAATACTATTCAACCAGAAGAATTGGTTGTTCCACCTACACCAGATGTTGAACCTCCCCAACCACGTTCAAAACCATATCCATTTAGTTTTTAAATATTTTATTACTTTTCAAAAAATTGGTTATATATAGATAACAGTTGAACAAACTATATATGGAAGAATCTGATATTCAAGAAGTAAAAAATTTACTAAAACACGCATATAAACTAGAAGACTGGTCAATGGTAGAAGAAGCTATTGATTATCTGTCTGATTTTTGCGACCAATCATCAGAAGATGAAGAAGAAGAGTAAAATAAAATAAATATATGATATTGACAATTGTTATATTAGGTGTATTATTACTAGCATCTATTGGAGTAAATGTTTATTTTGGTGCCATGTTGAATCGTAGCATTGATAAAAATGAACAGTATGAACAATGGATTTCTGATATTGAAAATGCAATCAATATTACTTACAATAAGTTAAAATCGATTGATGACAATCAGATGTTTGAAAAAGACGATGATGTTGGCTTTGTTTTTTCAAACATTGTTAAGTTGATAGAAAAATTAAAATCTCAATTATGATAAAAACCATAAAGAAACGTAATAATAAGAAAAAAACAAAAGTAACACCAAAAAATAAAGTCAAAAAAATAAGTAAATTTTCCAAACTCAAGACAAAGCCTAAAAAGAAAATTAAAAAATCAACAAAATCTAAAATTAAAATTAAAATTAACAAGGAACCCAGTATTAAAATTGAGGTTCCTGAAATTATTTTAGAAGCAGAAGAATTGCAAGCGAAGGAAAAGAAGGCAAAAAAGCCGCCGATCATGTATTTTACACAAGATACAGAAAACGCAGTAATTGAATACAATCAAGAAGAGGATATTGATAAACGAAACACCATTTACAACGAGCGTATTAAATATAGCTTTGAAAAGTTGGTTGAAAATATATTCAATACATTTAAGTTTACTTATTTTGAAACGTCGCCGTTAGAAATTCAAAAAGAAACCGTCGCACATTTGGTTGCGAACCTAAATAAATATCAACAAGACAAAGGCAAAGCATTTGGTTATTTTAGTATTGTTGCCAAGCATTATTTGATTTTTCATAACAATAATAATTATAAACGTTTCAAGCAAAATGTAGACATTAGTGATACACCTAGCGAAACTACTGTATGTCTACAAGTCGAAGATTCATATTATAAGAATACCGAAATGTCGGAATTTATGAAAATGATGATTGATTATTGGGAAAAACATGTTGGTAAAATTTTTACAAAGCAAAAAGATTTAAATATTGCTAACGCTGTTATTGAATTATTTCGTAATAGTGATCGTATCGACGCATTTAATAAAAAGGCGTTATATCTTTATATTAGAGAAATTAGCTCATGTAAAACCCAACAAATTACCAAAGTAATTAACAAGATGAAGCAATATCAAACCAATATTACCAAATCTTACATAAATAATGGTATTTTACAAACTAATCCTTATAAAATGTAATATTTATTAATTATGGACTTTGAATTTGAAATTTATAAAGGAAAGAAATTTTCTTCTTTGTTGAAGGATATTGTGGTGAATAGCGAAGATCGTAATGATACTATTCAAAAGTTAATTGATGATCTTCGTATCATGGTGAAAACGCCAAATGATGCTATTATCATTATTCCTTTAATAAAAGAGTATCTTGATGTCACTGTTAAAAATGACGAACAGTTGGTAAAACTAGCGGCAATTGTTCAACGATTGGCTTCTAATAGTGTTGGAAAAGAAGGTGAAGGATCTTTTGGATTGAGCGAAGAAGAACGCAAGCAATTGATGGAAGAAGCTAATACAATTGCCAAGGAAGTTACTAAACCTTTACCAAATAAGGATAAATAATATGTCATACTGGAACATAAAAAATGATATTGGTAATAGTTCTAGAATTCATGATGCGGGGTTTCGTACAAATAATGCATCAGCACAGCTTTCAGAATTTTATGAATTTGAAGAAGCTGTGGTGCTTGATGTAATTTATGATGAAACACATCCAGAAATTAAAAATCTTATTGTAAATCAATGGCCCGATAACTACAAAGACGAACCGGCAAATCCAAAAGATAAAAATTACAGCTATATTGGTCGTGTTTGTTTTCGATTATTACATTCACAAATCAATTTACCTAAAGAATCATTGTCTTGGGCAAAGCCAGCGCATTCTACGGGATTGATTGAATATCCATTATTGAATGAAATAGTAACTGTTGCAAAATATCGAAATGAATGGTATTATTTTCGTAAATTAAACATCAATGGATTTGTCAATAATAATGTTAATTTTAATGTTGAAAAAACGGAAGGTAATACATCTGGTAATCGACAAGATGATTTTCAAAATATTAATAAAAACATTCCAATTGATGGACCAATATCATATACAGGACCAATCTCTGTAAAAAATTCAAATAATAGTGGAAAAATGGGTTCTTATTTCACTGCGAATAATAAAATACGTGCCGTTCGTAAATTTGAGGGAGATTTGACAATTGAAAGTCGTCACGGTCAATCTGTTCGTTTTTCATCATATGATGTTTTACGAAAAAATGACATTGGCGATGCAAGATATCCAGATTATAAAAATGCTGGAAATCCTATGATTTTGATTAGAAATCGTCAACGTCCATTGGGTGATGAAAAACGAGATAGATCATTGCATCCATTGTTAAACCCGATTCCAAAAATAACAAATTTAGAGAAAAATTCGGGAGGCATTATAGAGGAAGATATTAATAATGATGGTAGTAGTATACATATTACTTCTGGATTAACAGAAAGTGGATGGAAAACTACAGTGTACAAAACAATATTTTGTAAAGAAGTAACCGAAGAACAACCATTATTTTCACCAAAGGGTTCAACAGAATTTACAAAACCAAAATATAGCGGAGATCAAATTGTTGTACAAACAGATCGTCTTATTTTTAGTAGCAGATTCGAAGAAACGTTTCATTACAGTAAAAAACGATATGGAATTGTTACGGATAGTGAATATACATTAGATGCACACGATCAAATTGTTATTACAACCAACAAAAAAACCGTAATCAATAGTCCTGCTATTTATTTGGGACAATATGATCAAACAAATGAGCCTGTATTATTGGGACAAACAACACTTGATTGGTTATACGATTTGTGTGAGTGGCTAAAAGCACATACGCATTGGTATAATCATAGTCATCCAGATGCAGGTGGTGCCGAACCAAATCAAACACAAAAACCAGTTCAAATTGTACAATTAGAAGCATTACAAGCTCGTCTGGAACCATTGTTAAGTAGAAGAGTGTTTGTTACTGGTGGAGGCTATGCACCGGGTGCAAACGGAGCGAAACCAGCAAATACAGATAGTAAAGTTGAACCTGTTTCTATTAATACACGTAATGGAAATGGGGTGCCGGGTGGATTCTACGGCAAAAATAGTAGAAAATTAAATAAATAAAACCATTCTATTCACGATAGTTATTATATAATCTTATGAAAGCAGAACAATTCAAACAATTAGTACGAGCAATCGTGCAAGAAGAAATTAAAAAATCATTACCTACGTTGGTGCCTCAAATTGTTGCTGAAGCATTGGCTGGTAAATCTGTTAAGCCAAAATTGATTGAAACCAATAATGAAGATTTTTTTGAAAGTTTAAAAAATGAGATGGCTGGAACTCCAGTTCCGGCAGCACCAAAACCAAAACAGCCAAAAAAATTTACTAATAATCCATTATTGAACCAAGTTTTGAATGAAACTGAGGGCGGTGTTCCGCAAGATGTATCATTTGGAGCACAAATGCAGCGTCCTAATTTTAAAGCAGGAAGTCAGCCATTAAATATTCAAGCCCCTGTTTCTCCACTATTGAATGAAGAAACAAAAGCACAAGCAGAATTAGGTGTTTTTAAAGACTATAGAAAATTGATGAAAGCAGTAGATGTCAAGAAAAAACAAGGTGCGTTTGGTGGAGGTAGTATTGGTGGATTGAGTATTGATGCTGGTGTACCAAACGATTTTAGTACAATTGATTAATTATGAACCCTATTGGATTGGTATTACCTTTAACTAGAGGAAATAATGGATATTTTGATCAGTCATATGATACAATGACACAGATCAAAAGCAACATTATTAACCTTTTACGTACCAATAGTGGTGAACGTAGAATGCAACCACAATTTTCTTCGGGATTACAAGAGGCATTGTTTGAGCAAAACTTGCAAAATACGCCAGATTTAATAAAACGTATTATCGAAAAGAAAATAAACATGTGGATACCGGGCGTAACTGTAGAAAGCATTGATTTAAACATATCGACTAGTGAAAAAAATACACTCACTGATACTTATAAAGTATATCTGAAAATTATATTTAGAGTTAATCAACAAACAGATTCTGTATCTATGGAATTTACGTCTAATAATTTATAATGTATGGCTGACATCATTCAAAAACAATTTAATACTGGAAAAAAAGAGTTGAAGTATATCAATAAAGATTTCAACTCTTTTCGCGATGCATTGATTCAATATGCACAAACATATTTTCCAAATACCTACAAGGATTTCAATACTGCTTCGCCGGGAACAATGTTTATTGAACAAGCGGCGTATGTTGGAGATGTTCTTTCCTACTATGGTGATTATCAATTAAAAGAAAGTTTGTTAAACTATGCCGGTGAGCGTAAAAATGTTATTGCGTTGGCAAATTATCTTGGTTATAAAACTAAGCCAACAAAAGCTGCTGTAACTACAATTGATGTATATCAATTGGTTCCATCAATCAAAAACAGTGATGGAGAATACGTACCTGACAATACATATGCTTTGTCACTGCGTGAATATATGCAAGTAGTTAATAGCGCGGGCGTAAATTACTTAACTACAGATCCAGTAAATTTTGCGGTGGATACAAAAAATTCACCAAGAGAATCAACTGTATATTCTAGAGACGATTATGGAGTGCCGCAGTTCTTTTTATTAAAAAAATCAATACGTGCAATTGCCGGTAAAATTGTTCTAGCAAGTTTTAATTTAAATAATGCACAGGCATTTTTAAATATTCCGTTGTCTGAAAACAATGTTATAGATGTATTGGATGTTAGAGACAGTGACAACAACAGATGGTATCAAGTAGATTATTTGGCGCAGGATTTAATTTTCTCAGAAGAAGAAAATACAAGCGTAAATGATGGTAGTTTGTTTCAATATAACACTGAAGTACCAAAATTAGTAAAATCATTTATAACATCCCGTAAATTTACAGTCAATACAAATGCAAGTAATGTAACATATTTACAATTTGGTCCCGGCACTGAAAGCTTGTCCGATGAAATTATTTATCCATCTCAAGAATTAATTGGTATTGGTTTACAGAATATTACCAATTTAAATATTTCATATGATAGTAGTAAATTACTAAACACAAATAGTATGGGTCAGGCACCTGCAAATACTACACTGACCATTAAATATATTATAGGTGGCGGTGTGTTGAGTAATTGCGCTTCGGATGATATAAAGACGATTGTATCAGTAGATTTTGCAACAGATACAAGCGGATTTACGCCTTCACAATTGGCATTGATGCAAACTGTTAAAAATTCTTTACGTGTAACCAATCCAGTGGCAGCAACCGGTGGAGCAGATTCTGAAAGTGTAGATGAAATTCGTCAAAATGCACTTGCATATTTTGCTTCACAAAACAGAGCGGTTACTACAGATGATTACACTTCTAGAATATATAATCTTCCTCCTAGATTTGGCACAATTGCAAAAGCGTATGTCGTTTCCAATTCAAATTTAAATGTAAATATTAATAAATATGTAAGTGGATTTAGTGATACCACAGATCAAGTTACATTATTGAATGAAGCCGTATCTAATTATTTTCGTAAAGTAAATTATGATGTTTCAAATCCTTTTAGTATTAATTTGTATGTATTAAGTTACAATTCAAATAAAAATTTAACTACTATTAATAGTGCGTTATTATATAATTTACGTAAATATTTAGAAAAGTATAAACTTTTAACGGATGGTATTAATATTATTGATGGATATATTATTAATTTTGGCGTAGAATTTAAAATATCCGTGTTTAATAATTATAACAAACGTGATGTATTAAACACTTGTATTCAAAAAGTCAAAGATTTTTTTATTATTGATAAATGGACTTTTAATCAACCGATTAATATAAGTCAATTGGAGCTTGAGATTGCAAAAGTAGAGGGTGTCCAATCTGTGGTAGAAATTAAATTTAAAAATTTAACAATAAATGACGGTGATTACTCACCACACGAATATAATTTGGAACAAGCAACTTTGAATAAAATAATTTATCCATCGCTAGATCCGTCGGTTTTTGAGCTTAAATATCCAGACAATGATGTTAAAGGAGCTGTAATATAATATGCACCATTTTATTTATCCATCTAAAGATACCTATATTACTAACGAAACCAATTATCTAAATAAAAACTTGGGATTAGATGAAATTTTGGAAGTAAAAGCGAATACTCAATTGTATCGCACTGTTACCGTATATCAATCTGCAAGTGTTTCACAAAGCTATTCGGCTGAGACTAGCTTATATCTTTTTACCGGAAATATAAGCGGCTATCTTAGTGGATCTGCTATAAGTTCATCCCTTATAATATCTTCAAGTGCTGATATTCAGGGAGCGTTGTTATTTACGGGACGAATCACAGGTAGCATAAATAACATTACTACAACATCTAGCGTAACCAATCAAACAGGACATCTTTCTGGTAGTTTAAGCGGTAGTTTAAGTGGCAATTGGACTGGCGTTATATGTTATGCAAGTGGTTCATTGAGCAATTTTTCAGGAGTTGCTCTAGGCACAGCGTCTGGAACAGGAAGTGTATATAGTCCGTCTACGTCTTTTGAGAATATACCGTCACTTAGTAGAGCATTATTAAAATTTGATGTATCTGCTATTTCTAAATCGATTGCGGATAGAACAATTCAAAACACGGGTTCTTTGAAATTTACTCTAAAAATGGAAATATTAGAGTCCGCAGAAATTCCATTATCTTATTCTATATATGCGTATCCTATAAGTCAAAGTTGGGAAATGGGAGACGGTTATTATGAAACGGGTGGATCCAATTTAGGTGCAAGTTGGTATTATAAAAATTTTTATGGTGAATCTGGTAGTTATTGGTATCCGCTTATAACAGGATCTGCATATAAATTTGTAGATTATTTAAACACGGCATCATATGCATCAGAATCATTTAGTAAAGGAGGAGGAACTTGGCATTATAATGTACCAACTACCTATGTATCCGAATCTAGTGGATATTGTCACACTATATCTGCTAGTAATAGTTTGATTGCACGTCAAGATTTTAATTATGAAAAAGCTAATTTGGGTATAGATGTTTCCGAGATTGTAAAATCATGGATTTGCGGATGTGTTCCTAATGAAGGTATTATTTTATTGACATCACTGGAATTATCGCAAGCATCAACAACAAAGGGATTATTTAAATTTTTTAGTAAAGATACCAATACTATTTACACTCCGTATCTGGATGCTCAGTGGGATGATAGTGCATATGTAACTGGTAGTCTAACTGCGGTTAGTGAAAGCAATCCATTTACTGTGGTATTGCGTAATTTAAATAAAAATTATAAATTTGGAGCAATTCCGAGAGTTGATGTATATGCCCGTCCAAAAAATCCATTGAAAAACTTTGTTAGAGGTTATCAAATGAATCAATTTCTGACTTCTAGTTTGTTACCTACAAGTTCCTACTATTGTATAAAAGACAACGAAAGTGAACAAACAATTGTTGATTTTGATGACGCTACTAAATTAAGTTGTGATGGTAACATGCATTATTTTGTACTAGATACAACTTCATTTGCTCAAGAAAGATATTATAGAATTTTAGTTAAAGTTGTTACAAATAATGAAGAACAAATATTTGATAATGGATATATATTTAAAGTAACTAGATGAAATCATTTGATAAAGAAATAAAGCAGTTTTTAATTGAGGGCACGTTTAATAATAATTTAGATGATGTCGGAAATATTAATTTATTTACTGATCCGATTGACATTAATCAGCGATATATTGAATTTGGATTGAATAATTATTTGTATAATAATGAACAAATTGCATCTTTATATGATGTAGAAATAAAAGAATTTGCAATTCCTAAACCAATAAGCATTATAAATGATATTGATAATAATACCAATCAATTGGTTCAAGAAAATGAAAATTTAAGAAATCAGTTGAATGCGATCATTTCCGCTGATAACCAAAATAGCGCAAGTGCAGTTATTGACGCTTCTAAAGATATAATTATTAAATTGCGTATTCAACTAAATGAAGGTAAAACATCAGATGATTTCTCCGATGCGTTTCCATATTTAAAAAAATAATTTATGGCATTTCCCTATAAAACAATATCCACCAACACTGATAGTGTAAATTCCGGATCATTTTACGATCAAGCCGATTTAGATACTATTTCATCTGGATCAATCGTTGATAAATATTTTGGATCGTCTGAACAAGACATAATTGAATTTTCAGTATATGATATTGATGGTAATTTACAAGTATGGAATACAATTCCAGTAAATCCTATTTATAATGTTGTTAGTAAAACATATAAAGATGTTGATCAAAATTTACTGACTTACAATTATAAACAATATAACAGTGGGTATATTGTTTCTTATGATCGTAGTATTTTATTTGATACAATTACACATTTAAGTGCGAGTAACATTGTAACCGGCAATCATATTGTTTCATACAATATGATTCGTAACATTGGAGGAACGCCAGAGTATCCATTAACTGTAAAAAATATATCAGTTTCACGAAAAGAAGTTCAATTGATTCCTTCTTTTAAAGTTGATCCAACTAATGAAATACAATCATTAATTGGGTTAGAACTTGAAGCATTTGCTACGAAAAAGTTTTTAATTCGTGATATTATTCCAGTATTAATACAGCAATTGGATTCATATCAAATATATTCAAAATCCGAAGAATTAATAAAAAATAATAAACAAATATTTCAAATTATGAAAACCACATTTGGATTTCGTACTGATTTAGATGTTATTAATTTTTTAAATGAAACATATTTTGGATTTACAAAAGCAATTAAAGGTAATGACAATCAAATTATATACGATGTTTTTGATGGAATCGTCGGGTATTTAAAAAACTGGATTTATACGTACTATAAATCTATTGAATCATCGGCAGAATTACAAAGTAAATTTCAGTATATTATAAATAAAGCCACCGAAATTAGACTGAGTAAAATAAATGTATTTTTCGGTGCAAATATAATCAATCAAAAAATAATTACAGATTTTATAACACATGTATTTTATGATAATTTTATAAAATCTGTAATTAATAATATTTATATTGACTATCAAAACAAATATTTTAGTTATTTACAAAACGCATTAAATTTTGGAAATAATTATTTTATTTCTATATTAAACTACGACGGTTATATTGAAAATGGTGTAATTAATATCGTTGTTAAATTATTAGATTATTTGCCAAAATCAATTGGATTGCGAGATCGTTGTTATATTAGCAACATTTCATTGCAACCAATGATTCAAAAATTAATTTTAAATTCGCCTGTTGTTAAAACGCGATATAAAATTGCAGGACCGAATTTTAAAGTAAAAGTAGATGATTATAAAACAAAACCAGTAAATTATCAATCGGCCGATGATCTTAAACTATCGACCGTACAAGAAAATCAAATTCAATTTTATAAAAAAATAACAGAATTAAATGTTAATTATGGAGATTTTTCTAAATTTATTTTATTTTCATCGGCTGAATTGAGAATAAAATTATATTTAAATAAGTTTGCGAAAATTAACAGTTTAAATGTTAAATTAAATCAATATACAACTGCTTCTATTAGTGCATCTGCTGCAATAAGCAGTTCATACGCAGTAGATTACAGTAATGTTCAAAAACAAATAGATGTTATTTATAAAGGATTTGATGGATACGACGTTTATTTAAATTCTTTACCATCTGCAAGTCTCGCTGGCGATGCATTAACAACATATATTAATGAAGCAATTGAATATGATAAAGAAAATCGCGATAGTTTAATAAATAATACACCGGAATATATCATAATAGATGAAGATAATTCCGACTACTTAATTTTCTTATCAATGATAGGTCATCATTTTGATAATATATATTTATATTATCAAAACTTTCCAACACTTCAATATGTAGACACAGTTGAGTTTCCTGATGAAGATACACCACTAACTAATGCATCTTCTTCATATATTTCTTCATTTGCTAATGTTATGTTAGAACAATTTGGATGGAAGCCTATTAGCTCATTTGATAGTTCAACAATAACAGATACATATTTGACAGGAAGCAACAATATATCAGGTGATGAAAAATTAAAGACTATATGGAATAGAATTTTAAAAAATCTTCCTATTTTATATAAAACAAAAGGAACAGAAGAATGTATTCGTTTGCTTGCAAATATTTATGGAATACCAAATAGTTTATTAAATATTAAAGAATTTGGTGGAAATAATATTTCTCAAGAAGATCAATCTTCATATGTATTTGATCAAAAATATTATTTTACAAAATATATAGGAAACCACGAAAGTGTTTTGCTTCCTGCTCCAGCTGTTTTAAAAGCTGTGGAATTTAAATTTAGAGTTGATCCAGACTATTCATTCGCGCAAGAAGTGCCAGTGTATTTGATGATCAATTATAATAATGATTGGAATATTAGAATTGTCAAAACTGTTAAGAATAAATGTGGCAAAATAATAGCATCATTTCAGTCTACGGATTTAATAATTGATGACATTCCTATTTTTAATGGAAAAATATATAGTGTTCTCTTGCGAGTAAAACCTGCATCTGATCAATTTGATACTGGTGTTGGAAATCCTTCATATTTAGAATTTAGAGTTGTGTCAGTAGAAGATGATCGATTAATATTTGATAAAAACAAATCTTTAATTATATCATCCACGTTTGCAGACTTTTTCTATTCAAGTAGCACAATCTACGTTGGTAATTATAATCCAACAAACAACTTTCATGGAAATATTGATAAGATAAATATTTGGTCTTCTGAATTATCAGATGAAGCCTTTTTGGATCATGCGCGAAATTTTGATGCATATAACAACTACAGCGCATCAGCAACATACAGCGATTTATATTATAGATACAGTGTTGACTATCCAATAAATTTATATACTTCTTCCGGAATATATAAATTGAGTAATGCAAACAAATATTATAATACTGCAACTGCATCCGTTTATAACTTTTTACAAACAACTACAACGACTGTAAATTGTTCTGAGATTTCAACCTCATTATTTCCTTATCAATTTGATGAAATTGATGTAAGACAAAACATTAAATTGGATAATGCGGGGCCAAATAAATATAAAAATTTAAAAATAAATAAAGTCACAGAAAATGTAATGGCACGTTTGATGCCTTCTGAGAGAAGTGTTGTCTCAAACACAATATTGCAAGATTCAAATTTAATCGGTGTATACATTGCTCCTTTTAAAATACGAGATGATGATATCAATAACTTTTTGGGTAATTATAATTTAATGAATTCGATTGGCAGTCCATCAGAATTATACAATAGTCAATATGAATCATTACGTATTCTACGCAATCAATATAATACTAACAATCTTGCTGAAAAGGTATTATATCAAGAATTTTTAACACTTTATAAGCATTATTTTGATGGATCGTTTTTTACAACGGCAAAACAATTGTTTCCAGCGAGAGCAAAAGTTATTGACGGTATATTAATTGAACCAAGTATTTTAGAACGTAGCAAATATCAACATCGACCAATTGATAGCGGAGTTGTTAATGATTTTAATGTAAGTGCATTTGATAAAGCATATACAGTGTCTGGATCTAACATTCCAATGTTACCATCTGATATTTCTTCGAACATTCCTAAAAACGGACACGAAACAGCAGGATATTTAAATAACTATATCAGTAATTATATTTCAGATGCTACTGCGTTAAAACGTCGTAGTATATTTGCCATCAATGGTAATTATGTAGACAGAGATCGTACTGGATCATTACAAAACTACGTAGCATATAGCTCTAAAAATAATCAACAATTGATTATAAATAATATTAGCTCAAGTAAAGAATTTTTATCATATAATTTTAATTTGAGTGGAAGTAAAACAGCAAGTGCAGATTCTATAGACACAGTATCTTATCCAAAAGGACATTTGTCAACGTTGAATCGTCCATTGACGAGTTTCGCTGTAACTCAATTACAAGATAAATCAATAAGTTCATCGATATTTATCAAATCACAGCAAACTATATATACAACAGTAAATGATGTAGGTATTCTAGATGGTAGTTTGCCCGTCGAAATTTCTAGTGTAAATGTAGATATAAATCAAATTTCTTTGACAACTAGTTAATATTTAAATGAAAATAGTGCAGAACAAACATACTTATAAGTAATATGGCATATTTAGATAACAATACATTAACCGTAACGGCAACTCTAACAAAAAAAGGAAGAGAGTTGCTTGCAAAAAATGGTAATTTAAACATCACTTCATTTGCATTAGCGGATGATGAAATTGATTATAATCTTTATCAATCAAATCATCCACTTGGTAGTGCATATTATGATTTGGCACTAAGAAATACGCCAGTTTTTGAGCCGTTTAGTGATGAATCTCAGTTAATGAAATACAAATTGGTTACATTACCAGCGGGTGTTACTGCAATTCCTGTCATTAGTGTTGCTCAATCTTCAATTGATATTCCACGCGCATATGCAGCAGACGTTATTATATCACCAAGTACAAATCCTACTTATAATACAACTCTAGGATATACTGCAATCTTGGGAAACAAAAACATTGGAACTTTAATTGTAACACAAGTAAATAGTTTAAATAGTGTATCTAGTACAATTCCAAGCTTTGCTGGTGATGCCGTAACAGAAAGTTCACAGGTTGTAATTGGTATACAATTTAAATTTGTACCAAACTCATCTTTAACAGTGACTACTACATCAACTATTACAATTATTGGTAATGAAAGTGGTGGCAGTCTGACAATTCCAGTAAAAGTAACCGTATAATATTATGATATTCAATCAATTTTCTGACACCGATATTGTTTTGGGAAGAACAAACAAAGTTTCATCTGGATTTTGGCTGGATGGTAACTATGCACATTCACAATCAGCACTTTTTACGTCATCAACTCAGACTCAAATAACTGGGTCAAATGGAGCCACTGATGTAAAAAGCGGATTATATTATTTTGATGTATATAATGCAAATCCAGCAACGGATGTTAGTGCGCAAGTTCATTTTTCAATCGCATATGGTAATTATTATGGATCTGGATCCGGCGACGGCAATACAAGTAGTTTAGCAAATGCTACACAAGCAATTTATTCACAATATAAAAATTATTTATTGAATCCAGATGACAAATGGTTTAGTTTCAAAACTGGAAGTTATACAACAGTCGATTCAACAACAACAGTTACCGGTTCATCAATATTTGTTATTTCATTCTCCACTACACTTTTTAAAGACAGAGTAGATGAAGGTCAATTAGAGTTTTCATTAAGTGGAAGTGTTGGAAGATTTACATTAATTGATGATTCATCTGTGATTAAAACTCAGCAGGATGTATATAATATTATCAGTGGAAGTGTTGTAAATGGTGTACCTACTCCGTATTATAACGGCGATTCTATTGATTATCAATCATATGGATTGTTTTATCCAAAAACAGGAACAATCGTATTGAACGCGTCTGCAATTTCAACAAAAATAGGCATCACAGTTAATAATTCTACAACAGGAGCGTATAAAATCAATCAGCAATATTTGTACGGTGCATTAATTAATGCGCAGTCATCGCTTATGAAAGTACGTAAATCTGAATTTTTACCATCGCGACAATATTTCGTTCGTGTAAAAAATCAAGATTTTAATTATAGTAACAATCCTACATATGTTAGCGATGGAACGGATGGTAACACAAAAGGAAATATCAAGATCACTGAATTTTTGTCTGATCCTAAAACATATCCAACAACAGTTGGATTATATGATTCCTCTAACGAGCTTGTTGCTGTTGCAAAATTAAGTCAACCAGTTCAAAAGAGTTTCGACAATGAATTGTTGGTGCGTGTAAGATTAGATTTCTAACATGATTAAAAGTTTAAATAGAGATGATATTCAAGTCACTCCATTTATTGTAGCCAAAACATGGAATTTACAAAATATAGAAGACACAGATCTTATTTTGTGGATGTCTGGCTCAGAATCTGGAACTTTATCTCATACTTATATTGAATATGGAGATGGACTATCTGCACCAATTACAAGCAGTGATTGTAGTTTGGCATTGCAACAACAAGATTCTCAATTAACGATAAAATACCAACGCGGAATTAGTGGAAGCGGAACGTATTTTCCAATTGGTAGTCTATATTATAATTCAAGCTCACAGCCAGTAAATCAAGACGGCACGTTCATGAGCGTTGTATATACTGTAAACAAACAGTTATTTTATAATACATATGACAATCCTACTCAAATTTGGGGATTAGAAAATATTAATTTAAATTCAAATTCAAATCATAGAGTGTTGACTAATGCAATGGATGTATTCACATTATCAAAAAACCAATTTGGAGAAAAAATCGTGCCGCGATCCGTTGTAATTCAAGATAATCTTGGAGAAATCGATTATAAAATAGTAGATGATGGAAATACTAATTTAATTTTAGACGGCATGTATTTTTCTACATTTCAACATGTTACGTTTGAATCTACGTTATGAGTAATTACATAAATTCAGCATATGGATATTCCGTGGCAACAAATCAAACATATGTTGCGATTGGAAATCCTTCTTTGTTTGTGTATTTATCATCATCTTTCCAAACCGGAAGTGTTGAAGTATTACAATATAACAACATATATGATACATACAAACACAAAGACACCATAAAAAAATCATGGTATCCAGAAGTATATATTGCCACAGAAACACCAGAAATACTAATGACGGATACTGGATCTAATTTAGTTACAAGTTCACAATTTTTATATGAATACGGAAATTTAATTTATACAGCTAGTCGTTTTGGACAATCGGTTGCATTATATGATAATACACTAGCAATCGGAGATTCTTTGTTTTACTATAAATTATCAGAAAATAGTAATACAGTTTTAACAGGATCTAGCGTAGATATTTTTTCATTATCTGGTTCTATTAATCAAACTGCTAGCTATATTGTTTCTATTCAAAATACGTTTGAATCTGGATTATATGATGCAAATACATCATTTGGTGAATCTGTTTCTTTATATAATAACATATTGGCAATAGGTGCGAGTAACGTTTCTAGTAGCAAAGGTGTAGTGTATTTATACAAATATACCGCTAGTGCATGGAGTTATTATCAAACATTAACGGGTAGCAATTCAACAGATGGTAGTAAATTCGGAGCAGTTGTTAAGATAGACCAAAGTGGATCATATAATATTATTGTTGGTAATAAATCATTATCGTCATCTAATGTTTATATTTTTAATTATAATTCTTCAAGTGGATATTGGAATCAAGGAGCAATATTATCAGAAAATAGATCAACCGATCTAACACAATCACTTCAATTGATCAACAACAATTGGCCACCACATATTACATCATCTACACATTCATCAAGTTATGGACATGCGGTGGCTATATATGGAACGAGTATAATGGTTGGGTCGCCAACTGATATGGTATATTTTCAATATGATGGATCTGATACATTGCATAAACGTGGTGCTGTTTATTTTTATGAAGATTGTACGAATAATGGTGTTTCATGGCGACTCGTACAAAAAGAATATGGAACCGATCAATTGTTAAATACAAATTATTTTGGATGGGACGTAGAAATGTATGAAACATCTTCAATTGTTACATCATTAAAAACAAATTGGCCATTTTCTGCATCATATATTGAAAATACATTTTATAAAAAATACGATTGTAATCCATTGGATTCGATTTATAATGTATTGGGACAAGCTGTATTATATGAGAAAAATACATCATCTATATGGAACGTTCTCACTACATTAACACGAAATAAAACATATGGTAATCCATATTCTTTGTATGGTTATGATGCGGCATTGTATAAAAAATCTATGGTAGTAGGTTCTCCAACTATTATAATGTTGTAATATATGGCAATACATTCGACTACCTTACCGTACCGATTCAATTAATTTTTATGATATGATTAATATAAACGGAGCTGCATATATTTACGACTTAAACAATTTGGTCAATGATCATCTTGTTGGAAATGTTTTTTATCGTAACGGCAAATTTATATTTTCAAACAGTGGTTCTGTATTTGATGATTTGTTAAAGGATAGAAGCAATACAAATTTACCTAAGTATGATATTACATATAAAAGCCAACAGACGTTATATGAAAAACAAGTATTATGTAGAATAGAGCCGGGAGAATTTAATTATAGTACAAATCCAACAGCATTGATATCAAACGAATTTCAATTTGATATAGATAAAAATAACTATTTTAATTACATTGATCTCGATTTAATTTTACGATATATTAGTTTGAAAATTAATAATGATTATGAGTGGTATAATTATTTATCGAACGTATTCATTGACAGTGATGAAGAATGGTATTCTTATTATTCTGAAAAATATAATCTTGTAAATAAAGATTCAACTTATCTAACTCCATATATTAATTATTTAGAATCGATATATGATAGCTTTGATGTTGATGGAAACAATAAAATTCAAATGACTGATGCTTATTTAATATTTAAATATTTTACAAATTCGCTGACAAAAGATATCGTATTTAAATATATCGATGTTACATCTATACGTAACAATATTGAAACTATAACTCGTTATTTAGACGAAAAAACTGGAAAGTATGGTTATGGAAAGATTAAATCAGAATTTTTTAATTTTGATTATAGTTCGTCATTAGATAAAACTGGTTCATATTTGGCTCCATTTATTACCACAATTGGATTGTATAGCGGAACCGAGTTGGTAGGTGTGGCAAAATTAGGAATGCCTATTAAAAATAGTGGTGAGTTACCACTAAATATTTTGGTTAAATGGGATATTTAACAATA